CGAACCAGATAGCTTTCGCTGTCCTCGCCCAGTGGCACCTCGACCGACTGCCAGCTGTCGCCATCAATCCGTGTCCGGCGCACCCACCGGACAGCCCGCGTGCCAACACCATCCAGCGGCGCGCGCAAATGCACCGGTGCCAAGGGACGCAACCCAATGCCGTCAAATGCCTCAAGCGCGTGAACAAAAGACGGATCATCATAGGGCCGGCTGGCCGGACCAATGCGGTAATGGCGTGCCAAACCGCGCTCGGCCAAGGCCACGTCAACCTGAACCTGGGTTGTGTCAAGCAACACAAACCGGCTGCCCGCCGGCCATGATGCCACCGGCAAAGCATCCGTCCCCGCCTGCCCCCTGATCCGACCGGAAATGTCATAGACACCCGGCGAAACCAAGACCACATCCGTGAACTGAAACACCTCCCAGTTGGCGCTACTGCCATCGCCGATCGCTGCGATATTGCCGCCGTTCAACACATCCCCCAATGGTGCCGACGACAACGTGCCAGACCCCAGTTTGACACGCAGCGCCGGTCCACGATCCAGAACACCATGCAGCGCCGGGGCAAGCGTGCTCTGCGTTTCACCAATGATAGATTGCGCCGCAATCACCTTGTTTAGCCCATAACCGCTGTCACTGGCCGAACTATAAAGNGCCACCGATCCGGGCCAGGGGNCTGCCGTGACCGCGATGTGGGGCTCGTGCTCGACCTCGTCACCACGCAACAGCGGTAAATCCATGAACAGCGAATAGACCGGGATCGGCGCTGCGAATGGGCGCGGTTCACTGACCAGATCAGCCCCGTCACTGGCCTGATAAATTTCCGGCTCTACCCGAACCGCTTCGACCATCTGCGCGTTGGATTGCGTCACCCGGTCAATGCGATAAAGCGCGGTTTCCTCGCCATCATCCCATGACACCACGTCCCCCGCACCTGTCTCGATCTCTGACATGGGCAGCGCAAACCGCAGCGAATCTCGCGCCACGCGCGACTCTGACAACCAGCGCTCTGTCGTTGCGCGCGCCTCGTTTCGCGTCAATAGCAGCGGAAACTCGGTTTGCGACACCAATTCTGATGTCTCATCCGGAAACACCGCCTCTTCGCTGCGCGCATCATAATCCCCGTCCGCATCAAGAAAATGCAGCCGGACCCGCCCAACTGTTTCGGCCTCCGGAACCCGGATTTTTTCCACCGGGCTGTCTTGCTCGTCCAGCCAGGCCAAGGTGTCTGGCCCCACGTTCACATCCGCCAGCCCGGTCCGGTTGCGGAAAATCAACCGCCCGTCGCGTTCGACCGCTTCAAAGCCAAATCCCAGCATCAGCGGCTGCAACGCCGCCCGTGCGCCATCCACATCCGACACAACATAACCGCGCAAATATCCGTAAAGCGCGCTTACATCGATGTCGCTGACCCCGGAACGGGCACAAATCTCGGCCACGACATCGGCCAAGGCCCGCGCCGTTGTGCGCCCGTTCAGCCAATGCCCCCGAAAATAATTTTCCGCATCCGACCAGCGGTCAGAGATATGGGGAAAAAACGGAAACGGCCGCACATCCCACGCCCAGACATGGGTGCGGGTCGTATCCACCATCGGCGCATTATAAACGCCGGACACGGGATTGTTTGCGTCGTCGCCCCAAAACTCAAACATTGCCCGCAGGTATTGCATCTGCATCAGATCATCACGCCGCCCATCAGAATACTTTGGCAGGCTGGATTCCGATGATTTCAGATCAAGGAATTTATTGGGCTGATTGGTGCCCTTATCAATCGCCGCGCAGCCGATTTCCATGAACCAGATTGGCTTGCTTTGGGGCAGCCATGCCGTCGGGCTACCCGAGCGTACTCCCCCAATCCGTTCGTGGTGCGCATTGGACCACCAGCTGCGAATATCCTTATAGCGATAGACCCACGGCTCACCATGCGCGCCGTCCGTAATCGGCGAGCGCAATTGTAGCGCTTCTGCCTGCGGGTTGGCATAATACCAGTCAAACCCTTCGCCCCCGGCGATGTTGGATTTCAGATATTCGGTATTGTAGACAGAGCCCCAGTGGGCGTCCGCATGGGTGGTGCCATCGCGCCAGTCCGACATCGGCATATAGTTGTCGATGCCAACAAAATCGATCTCGGGGTCCGACCACAGCCCGTCCAGATGAAACAAAACATCGCCCGTTCCATCCTGCGGCTGATAGCCAAAATAATCTGACCAATCAGCAGCATAGCCGATTTTTGTCCCAGCCCCCAGAACAGCGCGCACATCTGTTGCCAATTGCGCCAGCGCTTCGACTGCCGGAAAATTCCCGCTGGCGCCGCGGATCTGCGTTAAGCCACGCATTTCCGACCCGATGCAGAACGCATCTACGCCCCCGGCCAGCGCACACAAATGTGCATAATGCAAAATAAAGCGCCGGTAAGACCATTCTGCCGGTCCATTATAGCCAACCGTGTCAGCACCCGAGGTAAAATCTGCGACCTGAGCCTGACCAAAGAAAGCGGCCACCTCGGCTTCGGCCCCAAGTGTTTGATCAGGGCTGCCAGCCTGCCCCGGCGCGCCCGACAATGTAATCCGCCCGCGCCACGGCAAAGCAGGCTGATCACCCGCCCCGCTCCAGGGATCGACCAGCCCGTTNGCATCCAACTGATCCATAAGAACGAACGGATAAAACACCACCGAGGTGCCGCCTGCCGCCATTTCCTTGATCGCCTCGACAACCGACTGATCCGTGGCCGTACCGCCATAAATGGGCCGCCCGTCGATCTGTGGAACCAGCGGCGCGCCAGACCGCGTCTCGCCAGAAACCTGCCAACTCATGCCTTTGCCATCCACCTGCGCCTGCTCGACTTTGGGGCGAATTTCGGCCTGGTCACAGCGCAGATCATCACCAAACCAGGACACGACCAGTGACGCCGAGCCACAGTTTGGCAGCTCTTCGCTCAGCGCCTCATAGGATGTCGCAAAGTCGGTTTTGCCACTGGGAGAATTTATGTTGGCAGCCTCAACCCGGCCCACGCCGTGGTCCAGATACACCGGCGATGTCGCCAGCGCGTATTCACCCGACCCCGGGATCAACGCCACGCCCTGTACCCCATTGGCCGGATCAACCGCCAAATCACCGGTATCCACCTGTGCCGGGCGCATCACCTCGAAATTCAACTGCGGCACCCGGTTGCCAAATTGCCCAAGATCCAAATCTTCCAGCACCACGTAGGCAATGCCGCGATAAGCCGGAACCAAACCCGCTCCTTCCACGGCCTCAATTTTTGGGTCCGGCATCTGATCGTCGCTGCCTTTGTAAACGCGCAAGTTCAGATCATCGCGGGCAATCTCTTGTCCGTCGGCCCAGACCCGACCTATGCGGGTAATCTCGCCCTCACACAGAGCAACCGCCAGCGAGACTGAATAGGAATATTCCCGCACCTTGGGTGTTGCAGGCGCACCCTTGCCGCCGCCACCGCCGCCGCTGGTGGAAACGGTTTCAACAAACCGGGACGCCCAGATCACCTGCCCGGCCATCCTCATCCGTCCGTAAACTTGCGCGATGTCGCCGCCCTCGCCTGCACCACTTAGCCGGAACCGGTCCACCCGGGGCGTTGCAACCGCCTCAGAGCCGGCCCCCATCAGCCGCTGGTCAATCACCCGGCCGACCGTGGCGCCGATTGCCCGCCCGATCACCATCGACGACAGCCCCAAAACGCCGCCGCCAACCGACGCCCCCGCCGCCGCTCCTACAGCCGATAATACGATCGTTGCCATCAGACTCTCCTGCTTGGAAATTCAAATGCCGCCACAATCCGGCGGCGCCAGGGATCACTCAGGGCGTTTTCGACAACCCCGTGCCCTGCGAAAGAATGAATAAAGGTTGGGTCGGGCTCACTGCGCCCGACAATCCCCAAATGTTTGGCGACACCACCGCTGCGCATACGAAACAGGATCACATCCCCCGCTCGCAATTCATCCCCAGATTTTTCGACGAAAAATCGAGCCGTCGCGCGCCACAGAACCTCGTCACGCTGCGGCTCGGACCAATCCTGCGTATAGGCCGGAACGACCTCGGGCTCGGCCCCGATGTATTCGCGCCAAACCCCGCGGATCAGACCCAGGCAATCCGCGCCAGCCCCCGCAACCGAGGCCTGATGCACATAGGGCGTGCCGATCCAGCTGCGGGCGATTTCCACCACATCACCAGCCATCACGAATTCAGGCTCCCACCATCGTTCACACCATCACGCTTTGGCACGCTTATCTGCCAATCCTCGCCCGGCAGCGCCGGGAAACCACGGTAGTTCGTCAGATTGTTGAATTTCAACCGGCAGGTATCGGCGCGCTTGTCGCATCCCGCCTCGATGCGAACCATGTCGCCCACCGCCAGATCCGCACGCAGGGCCTGCCACAACTCGATATCGCGGCCCGTATCCGACAGGCGATCGTTCTTCACAATTGCCGTAAGCCCGGCCGCAACACCGCTTTCGACCACCAACCGCCCGCGTTCAAACCACCGGTCTTCAAACCCGGCCAGAGCAGCAAAATGCAAAATCTTGCCGTCGCTGATGTTTTCCACCGCCAGGCTTGTGCCGTAGCCCGCCTGCGCCAGATCAAAACCACAGCGCGCATCGCCCAAAACTGCCGGGCAAGATTTCTGATAGATGCGCCCCTGCGGCTGGTTCAGCGCTTCGGTCAAACCGCGCAGCTCTGCCTGAAACGCCCCGGCGCTACGCTGAATTTCCCCAGTCGTTCCACCAAACAGGACCGTCCGCTGCGTGACATCAGCCCAGTTTACCAACCACGCCTGAACCTGCGCACCATCATAGCGCCCGGCCAGAACGTCCGCCTCGGTCACCGCCGAATGGCTGAGAATGCCCAAAGCCTCGCTGTTATCCACGGCCAGACCAGTTGTCTGTTCCAACGCCCGCGCGCTCATCCCACTGTCGGCAACGAATGCGATCCCGTCAAAATTTAGCGTCACGTCATGATCGGTAAAGCCCAGCACCACACCATCCCGACGCGTCAACGCCCAACACCGACAGACCGTGCTCGCCGCCCCTGCCAGATGCGCCTTGAATTCTGCTGAAAGCGCCATCAGATCCGCACCTCAACCACCGGCACATTGGGCACTTCGCCAGCCTGAAAACTGGCCACCGAGGTCTGCACCCGGTCAATGTCAAAGCGCACCGGAACATCAAATTCAAACCCGGCGGTTATTTCCACATCTTCCTCGGGCGGATGCTCAAAATGGATCACGCCGGTATCCACATCCACGGTGAAATGAATGGTCTCAACCTGCTGCGCCCCGGCAATCCCGATTGCGACTGTCCCCAACACCGGCTTGGTGATCGGGCGTGCATAAACCGAGCCACCCGAGGCATAGGATTTGGTCAACTGGAAATCGACGCTCAGCCCGTCGCCATGGGCAATCACCTGATCGCCAAATGCCACATCGCCCGACGCCACGCAGGATTTATAATCCGCCCAGTCCTTCCAGCGGAACCCATATAGCTGCCCCTGACGCGCCTCGTAAAATGCAATCAGCGTTTCCACATCATCCAACGAGCGCATCCCCAGCCCCGCATCATAGCGCCGCCGCGAATGCGCCCAGGGCGAATTGCGTTCCTCAAAACCATTGGCAAGCGTCACGATCTCGGTGCGCCGCTCTGGCCCGCCAACCGAGCCAAAGCTCAGGTTGGCGGGAAATCTAACCTCGTGAAAACTCATGTCTGCTCCTTACCGATTGCGCTGCCCGCGCCCCATTGCGCGCCCAAGCTGAGCGGCAATCTGGCTTTGTGAGCGCCGAAAACCTTCGACGTCCGGCGTGCTGATATTCATGGTGACATTCACCGCGCGCCCGCCGCCCTCAGAGCGCACGCCAAGCCGCCCGTCAGCACCGCGCGACAGCGGCATAATCGCCTCTGGCCCCGCTTCACCCATCAGACCAGTGCCGCCGCGCATCGGGAACCGAACCGGCCCCGACACAACGCCACCACTGGCAAACGGCATGACCCGGCCTTGCGAAAAACTGGCCCCCTTTTCGAACGGCAACAAAGACCCGATAAGGCTCTCGATACCGCCCGCAAACAGGCCGCCNACATGGCCCGTCACCGGCTTAAGCGCCGCCGAATAGGCCGCATTCAGCATCGATTCACCAAGGCTTTTCAGGGCATCTGACAACCGATCCCCGTCAAAGACCAAGCCGTCGATCGCGCGGCGCAAACCGCTGCTGATCCCCGACTTCAGACTGGCAACCTCGCGCCCGGTATCGGCCATTGTTGCCTGCATCAAAACCAGCTCTTGCTGAAACGCCGCCGCCATCGCCTGCGCCCCGCCCAGCGTGCCTTCTAGTGCCTCGACCTGTTCATCAAACCCGTCGCGGCCAAAAATATCAGCCATCTTCGTCTCCCTTCACGCTATCCGGAAATGCTTCTGCCAACTCGTCCAACCGCCCCCGGCTAAGGGGAACCGCACCACCGCCCGGCCCCAGCATCAACGCCAGTTCGCCCGGCGTCAGCGCCCAGAATTCAACCGGACGCAGCCCCAGCCCGCCAATCCCGGCCCGGATCAGACCGGGCCAGTCAAAACTGCTCATTCAGGCACCGAAAACGCCCGCGCCAACAGCTGCCCGGCGCACCGCGCAGCCGCCAGCGGGCCACCTTCGATCTCAGCGGCCAGCAGATCGCTTGCGCTGCCCTGCCAGCCGCCGCCACGCAGCCCCGCCACGATCAGCCCCAGCACATCACGGCTGGAAAAACCGCCCGCCTCAAAGCGTTCCACCAGTGCTACAAGCGTGTCTGTTTTCAAACCTGCCTCTAGCTCTGCCAGCGCGCCCAGCGTCAGCTTTAGCACCCGCCGCTCACCGTCGATGACCAGCGCCACCTCTCCCGTCCAGGGGTTTGCCATGCCTAGATCGCCGTGAACGTCAGTTCACCCGCCGAGGCCATCGACAGATCATAGGACGCTTCGCCGTTGTGGCTGCCCGCATATTCGATCGAGGTCACCTGAAACGGCCCCTCCATGATCCCGAAATCCGGGATAATCACCTGAAAATCCGGCACCTGCTGGTCAAAGAAAATCTGGCGTGCGCGTTCGTCCGTCGCATGATCGCGAAACACGCCCGAGCCGGATATCGAGGCGCTTTTCACACCTGCCCCACCCAGCAGTTCGCGCCAGCCACCCTGACTTTCCAGACTGGTGACATCGACGCTTTCGGTGTTGAAAGAAATCCGCGTAGCACGCAGCCCCGCGAATGTGTTGAACATACCGCCGCCGGTCATGTCGATTTTGATAAGTAGGTCCTTGCCGTTTTGGGCACCCATTTTCGTCACTCCAATTTGGAAATATCAGT